GATGGTGAGACAACCTAATCAGTGTAGCTATGCGAGCGCAGGAAGCAGAGCAAGCAGGTGCAAAAAAAGCGTTGCAAGGTGCAATTTTAGAAGGGGTAATGACTAAAGGTGGTTCGACTGGCACACGATTTAGTCCATCCGCCATGTGGGAAAGTCTTACCGACCCTATTCGAGGCACAGGTACAGATGGCGTAAGTCTGCTTCACTACATGAAAAACAAAGGCTTGATGTCTGATTTGGAAGCTAAGAACTTAGATTCTATGCTTCGCGAAATGATCAAATACGAAGCGGGTCTTAACGCGGGCACGATCGATCAGTTAGCCGAAAACTCAGGCCCTGTGTTTGACCTGTTCCTACGTATCTCTGGTGCCAAGTTGGGTACCATGGGTTCAGATATATTGGGTGGTGGAAACCAGTCACTGATTGCCGCAGGTGCCGGTTCTAAAGCCATGCGCGAGGTGTTCGCCAACATACCTTTGGCTTTGCAAATGGACGTAATGCTGGACTTGATTCGAGATCCAAAGCTACTGGCAATGTATCTTAAAAAACCTGCGTCTGAAAAAGAAAAGCTCAAACTAGTTAATAGAGTCACTGACTACTTTAAGAAAAAAGGTTTGGATGTCACCCGTCGCGGCGGTGCGGCCACGGCTCGTGAACTTGAAGAAGACATAGAGCAGGCTGTAACAGCACCTGTTATTGAAGAAGCGCCTACACCGGCTCCTCCACCGCCGACACGCGAGCCTTTGGTCCAGCTACCGCCGTTGCCACAGATACAAGGGGCACCACAACAAGCTCGACCTAACCCTCAACAGCGCATGCAATATGCCGCGTTGTTCCCAGAGGACGAGGCTTCTCAAATGATTCGCGGGGGTATCGGTAGCTTAGGCTAACCACCCCGCAACATCTTCTCTCAAAACAGTGCCTGCGAGATTTATTTTGTCACGTAGCGCCTGTAAAATCTTTTCATCGATGGTGTCAGGGCACACAAAGTCAATGTAGGTCACGCTCTTCTGCTGGCCTATTCGGTGTGCACGATCCTCTGACTGAAGCCTAATTTCTAGATCATAACTGTTGCTGAAATAAACAACGGTGTTGGCTTCTGTGAGCGTGATGCCATAACCACCTGTTCGGGGTTGTCCCACAAAGAAACGTAAATTGGAGGAAGGGTCTTGAAAACGCTCTACGATATCCTGCCGATCATCTTGGTCGGTTTCACCATAGTAGGATGCTACGCTGTCGTTGCCGTACCGCTTGCGTAGCGCATCTTCTATGCGGCGTATGTCATAGGACCACGTCGCCCAGATGATGACCTTACCCTGTGTTTCTTCGGCTACATTGAGCAGTTCCTCAAGACGACTGTTCTTTATCTCTTGGATGTCACCCTCATCCGGCTGAAGAAAGCCACAGCATATTTGTTGTAGGCGCATGATCTGCGTCAAGACAGACTGCGTCGTGGACAACTCTCCACGCTCCAACATAGCGAGAGCAAACTCTTGCATCTGGCTATACACCTTTTTTTGCTCCGTACTCAGCGGTATCTCTCGCCGTGTATAAACTTTGTCCGGCAAATCAAGGCAATCTTGCTTCAAAACCCGCAAACTAAACTCATCCAATTTGTTGCCAAGCTCGTCTAGGCGTTGGTATCCAGTGATCTCTTGGAAGCTATGTGCCCCTAACGTCCGACGACGGACCACGGCATACCGCGACTGAAAGCTGTAGTAGCTGGCAAAGCCCAAGGCCCTTTCATCAAGAAACGCACACTGTGTGTACAAATCCATCGGTGACTTAGAGATAGGTGAGCCTGTCAAGATGCGTCGGTACTTAGCCTCCTTGCCCACCTTGACCAGATTCTTGGTGCGCACGGCACCTTTGTTCTTAATCGTGGTGCTTTCATCTACAACAATGAAGCTACGGGGGTTGTTGCGCAGGTACTTCATAGCAACATTCGTGCCCTTGTCCGTACTAAACGCTTCGGTATTCATGACCAGCACGTTCAAATGTCCCGGCTCGCGCTCCGCAGGTACAGCAATCTTACGCAACTCGTCCTTGAACTTATTGGTAAAGTTGGGTTGCCAACGGACCACGGACCTTGGAATACGGTCTGGCAAGTGGCGCGGTATCTCTTGTTTGACCCAGTTGTCAAAGACACCCTTGGGTGCTACAACAAGCACAGTATCTATCTCACCGTCTTCAAAAAGCGCACCGATGGTGTCGATGGTTACTTTGCTTTTGCCTGTACCCATCTCCATGAAAAGCGCGTAGTACGGTCTTCTCCAAGAGTGAACGAACGCTTCTCGTTGGTGTTCATAAGGCTCAGTTTTAAACTCAAACATTTTTTTCCTCCAGCGCTTGATATGCAATGATATATGATGCTATGGTCGCTTTCCAGCCCAAAAACAACGGGCCTAACCACGAAAGGAGACTAAAATGAGCGATGTGCTCTTGGATTTCATGGAAGCTGACACCCAGTCCGGGGCTTCCAACGTCGAGGCAATATCTGACGGAGGACTGCAATCAGTCGCGGATCTTGCGCGTGCTGTTAGAGATAAAGAAACTTTAATTTCTGAACTCGAAGGCAAGCTCAAAGAAGAGAAACGCGAGCTGTTAAAACTCACCGATGAAGACCTACCAGCGCTTCTGCTTGAATTAGGTATCACAAAATTTGAGCTGGAGGACGGATCTAAAATTGAAGTCCGACCCACCTATGGCGCACATATCAAAGCTGAAAACAAACCTGCCGCGTTTGGATGGCTCCGGGACAATGATTTCGGAGACATCATCAAAAACACGGTGGCTTGTAACTTTGGTCGTGGAGAGGATGGCGCGGCTCACCGCTTCATTCAAACCGCACAACAGCTTGGACTATCACCCGAACAAAAAACGGATGTGCATCCCAGCACGCTAAAAGCGTGGGTTAAAGAGCGCGTTGAGCAGGGGGAAGAATTCCCCATGGAACTGTTCGGCGCATTTGTCGGTCAACGTGCAACAATTAAGAGAGGCAAATAACATGGCGAAAGCAGAAGTAGCTGTGCAGAAAGACAGTGACATCGTCGTCTTCGACGCATCGATGTTCGAACAAGACGCTGGTAAAGGTCTAGAAAACATAGGGCAAGATGATCTTGCATTACCGTTCCTAAAAGTATTGAGTCGTCAAGACCCAGTGCTTGACGATTTGGACGATGCGAAGGCCGGTGACATTTTGAACACCGTGACCAACCAAACGTTCAAAGGTAAGGACGGTATCTTGGTTATCCCCTGTGCGTACCAAAGACGTTTTATTGAGTGGGCACCTCGGGGTCAAGGCACTGGTGCACCGGTGAATATCTTTACTCCGGATCAGGAGCGCCCACAAACAGAACGTAGCAAGGACGACAATCGTGATTACGTTGTCGGCGGTAACGGCACTTACATCGAAGAGACACACCAGCACTTTGTGTTGGTAATCGACGGTGACATTGTCAGCACCGCACTCATCGCGATGAAATCAACCCAGTTGAAAAAGTCGCGCAAATGGAACTCCATGATCGCCCAACGTACCCTTATGGGCAAAAATGGACCGTTCAATCCTCCGCGCTTCAGCCATGTTTACCGGCTGAAAACCGTGTCTGAAGAGAACTCCAAGGGTTCTTGGCACGGTTGGGAAATCTCGCTCGACGGCATGGTCGATAACGGAGATTTCTACCAGCAAGCCAAACTGTTCAACGAGCAGATCATGGCAGGGGATGTGGAAGTTAAACACGCTAACGATGAGGTTGGTGAGGATAACGTTCCATTCTGAGGGTAACGGGGGGCTTCGGCCCCTCTTTTCTGGGAACAGACTATGTCTGATGCAAAAAAGTTTTCGGCTATCTTTGATGGCCTTAAAGGTGCGTATGGCACTTTTAAAATCGATAGTAAAAAAGCTGACGGCAAGAACACTGGTAAAGCATCCCTTCTTCGTGAACCACGGACCACGGAGCTTTGGGAGGGGCACCTGTCAGGGAAAGGAAATAGTATTGGCATTATCCCAATCAACGAGGATAATCAGTGCGTCTGGGGATGCATTGACATTGACCAGTACCCGTTAGATCACAAACGACTGATCGAAAAAATCGATCATGTTGGGCTTCCTTTAATAGTTTGCCGATCAAAGTCAGGTGGTGCACATTGCTTTTTGTTTACGAAAGAATGGATCAGCGCGAAGTTGATGCAGGATACCCTGCAACACATCGCCGCAGGGTTAGGCTATGGTGGTAGTGAAGTCTTTCCGAAGCAGGTCAAGCTTTTTCTTGATCGTGGGGATGTTGGTAACTTTCTCAATCTGCCGTATTACGATGCAGAAGATGGACTCCGGTATGCCATCAATGCGGACGGAAGCGCCGCGACCCTTGAAGAATTCTTCACTCTTTACAACAACGCCGTCCAGACCAAAGAGCAGGTAGAGGCTCTTACACATCAATCCATCGAAGACACCCCCATCGTCGATGGACCACCGTGCTTACAAACCATTTGTGCCAACAAAATAGGCGAGGGTGGCCGTAACAACGGCTTGTTCAACGTCGGCGTTTACTTGCGTAAGGCGCACCCCGACACATGGCAGGATGAAATCCTGCACCACAACATGTCTTACATTGACCCGCCTCTGCCGCTCAATGAGGTAAATCTGGTCGTTAAACAGCTTGAGCGCAAAGACTACGCCTACAAATGTTCGGACATGCCCATCCAACCGTACTGCAATAAAGATGTGTGCATCACCCGAAAATTCGGTGTGGGTGCGGCAGTATCTGACATGGCGATCGCCAACCTGCGCAAATACAACTCCGTACCACCAGTATGGTTTCTTGATGTGAACGGCGTTCCGCTTGAGTTAGACACCGATGCTTTGCTGAGTCAGATCTCTTTTCAAAAAGCGTGTGTGGAGCAATTGAACTTTATGCCCCAAACGTTGCCTAAGCGCGGTTGGGAAGGACGTATCAACCAACTGATGAAGGAAATGTCAGAGACCGACGGTGCCATCATCGAGGTGTCGCAAGATGCGTCCGTAACCGGTCAGTTCTACGAATTTCTTGAAGAGTTTTGTAGCAACAGTCAACGGGCGGAAGACCGTGAAGAAATCCTACTGCGCCGCCCATGGGTGGACGATGAGTCGGACTCCATCTTCTTCCGGCTCAAGGACTTCGATGCGTTCCTGCGCAAAAACAAATTTACTGAATTCAAATCACACAAGATTGCCCAGCGCCTACGGGACATCAATGGTGAGTCAGTGCTTTTAAAAATTAAAGGCAAGCCCGTGCGTGTCTGGCAACTGCCCGTCACTGAGCTAGACCATATAGAAACCACCATAGAAGGCGCTACCTTTAATGTCGGTGAGGCACCTTTCTAATGTATCGGATCTTCGGGCCTCCCGGTACAGGCAAGACGACAACACTGCTTAACATGGTTGACAAGTCTCTGTCTGAGGGAGTGCCCTCTAGCTCCATAGGGTTCTTTGCATTTACAAAAAAAGCCGCCGCAGAGGCCAAGGAACGCGCCTCACGGCGCTTTAACCTAGACCCTGACAAAGACTTACCTTACTTCCGAACGATCCACTCGCTGGCTTACAGACTGCTCTCCGTCAAAGAGCATCAGATGATGGGCACACCACAATACAAAGAACTGTCGCAGGCCATCGGATTCGAGTTGAACGGTACGACTTACACCGATGAATGGGACACTACCGTCAAAACCAGCGACCATCCTATCCTGTCGCTCATCAACCTTGCCCGCACAAAGAAGAACGACCTGCGGCATGAGTACAACAGAAGCAACATCAATCATACGTGGTTAGAGGTGGATTACGTAGCCAACAGCTACCTCAACTACAAAACAGCAAACAACCTGCTGGACTTCACCGACCTGCTACAAAAATTTATAGAAGAAGCGGACTTCCTACTTCCTGAGTTTCAATTGTGCTTTTTAGATGAGGCGCAAGACTTGTCCCCGCTACAGTGGGACATCGCTCACAAGCTGGATACCAAATCAAAAAAGATGTATTGCGCGGGCGATGATGACCAAGCAATTTATGTGTGGGGCGGTGCTGACGTAGACCACTTCATACACCTGCCGGGTGGCTCAGAAACTTTGGAGCAATCCCACCGCGTCCCACGTGCCGTGCACGAGCTAGCAGAAAAAGTGGTCAACCGCATCAAAAACCGATTTCCAAAGACCTACCGGCCTCGTGATGAGGTGGGCTCCGTGCAACGAATCGTGGATGTCAATCAACTGGACATGGCTCACGGCTCTTGGCTCATCATGGCACACGCTAACTACATGCTTCATCCCATCGCTAACACCTTGAAAGAACAGGGATATTTGTTCATGAGAGGCCATGACCACCGATCCATACCCGAAAAAATGTCGGTTGCGATCAATGGTTGGGAGCAACTCCGCAAAGGTAAAGCCGTCCATGCGGGGGCGGTCAAAGCTATTTACTCATTCATGTCAGGCAACAACATACGGGTCAAACGCGGGTTTAAAAAGATAGAGGAAGAAGACGACGTACTCTTAGATCTAAACGCTCTAAAAGAACATTACGGACTGTTGGTCGGCGCTGATATGATCTGGCATGAGGCCATGGATAAGATCCCCGACAAAGATAGAGCCTACGTCATCGCTATGTTGCGACGTGGTGAAAAATTCAACGCTAAACCCCGCATCAGGTTGTCCACGATACACGGTACCAAGGGAGGTGAAGCGGAAAATGTTGTTCTTGCCTTAGACCTCACAAACGCGGCGCTTGAGCAACCCGGAGACGAGCTTCATAGAACCTTCTATGTGGGCATCACTCGAACGCTCAAGAACCTATACATCCTTGAACCCGATGATTATTTGAGGGCCTACGACCTATGACCGAAGTATTGAAAGAAATCAAATGTCCAAAATGCAAAGGACCTGCTAAAGAAGTTATCAACGCTGAACAAAACATCCGTCGAGGCTGGTACTGCACCGCATGCCAGCACTTTGAAAAAGCAATCCTACGAGAGATAAAGGTAGCGTAATGACCGGAAAACTACAGATGGCGATGTTCCCGCCCAAAACAGATTGGGTGCCTATCGCTGAGTTCCCAGACATCACTGATGCAAAAGAAATCGCCATCGACGTGGAAACCCGCGACCCGCATTTGAAAGAACGCGGTCCGGGTTGGCCCACCAAAAACGGGGAAGTCGTGGGCTACGCCATTGCTGTCGCAGGCTGGTCTACCTACATCCCCGTCGGTCACGCAGGGGGCGGAAACCTCGATGCACGGATCACGGCCCGCTGGCTCAAAAAAGTATTCGAGTGCCCTGCCGACAAAATCATGCACAACGCCCAGTACGACTTGGGGTGGATTCGTGCCATGGGCTTTACCGTTAACGGCAAGATCATCGATACCATGATGACCGCCAGCCTCATCGACGAGAACCGATTCAGCTACAGCTTGAACGCACTGGCCTACGAATACTTAGGCAAAACCAAATCTGAAAAGACGCTGACGGAAGCGGCAAAAAGCTTTGGTGTCGATCCCAAAGCAGAGATGTGGCGATTGCCTGCCATGTACGTCGGACCTTACGCAGAGGTGGATGCCGAACTCACACTGGAGCTCTGGGACCATTTCAAAACTATCCTTAACCGAGAAGACCTATGGACTGTGTGGGAACTCGAAACCGGACTCCTGCCCTGCTTGGTTGAGATGACCATGCGAGGCATACGCGTAGACACAGAGAAAGCCGAACGCGTAAAACAGCAGTTGATAAAAAAAGAAAAAGCCTTGAAAAAACAAATTCTATCACTAGCGGGTTTCGAGGTAGAAATCTGGGCCGCGCAATCCATTGCCCGCGCCTTCGACAAACTCTCAATCCCCTATCCAAAGACAGAGAAGGGCACACCCAGCTTCACAAAAACCTTCTTGTCAGAACACGACAGCGAACTGGCAAACCTCATCGTTCAGTGCCGCAACGTCAACAAGACACACGGTAGCTTTATCGACGGCGTCATGAAGTACGTGCACAACGGTCGTGTGCATAGCCACGTGAACCAACTGCGTTCAGACGACGGCGGTACCGTCAGTGGCCGTATGAGCTACAACTCGCCTAACCTCCAACAGATCCCGGCCCGCGATCCAGAACTTGGCCCCCTCATCCGTTCACTGTTTATCCCCGAAGAAGGTCAGCAATGGGCGGCTATTGATTTCTCGCAACAGGAACCACGGATCTTGGTGCACTATGCTAGGGCGTTCGGTGAATCACGCAATGCACCATTGGCGGGCGTCGATGAAATCGTCGATGCGTATCGCACCAAAATGGACACCGACTTCCACACCATGGTTGCAGAGATGGCAAACATCCCCCGTAAACAAGCCAAAACCATCAATCTAGGGATGATGTACGGCATGGGTGTCAATAAGTTAGCCGACCAACTGGACTTATCCATCGACGAAGCGAAAGCACTGACCAAGCAATACCACGAGCGTGTCCCCTTCGTTAAAGCACTAATGCGGGGCGTTCAACAACGACTCGAAGACCCACGTTCCTCCGGCTCCATACGATCCCTCAAAGGACGCAAGTGCCGGTTCGATCTCTGGGAACCCGACACGTTTACCATGCACAAGGCTCTGCCCCGCGAAGAAGCGATCGCGACTCACGGGCCAACCACACGTTTAAAACGTGCCTACACCTACAAGGCACTTAACCGACTTATCCAAGCCTCCGCCGCCGACATGACAAAGCAAGCCATGCTCGATTGTTACAACGCGGGACACATACCCATGCTCCAAGTCCACGACGAACTGGCCTTTTCCGTAGACAGTGTTGATCAAGCAAGGGAACTGTCTACAATGATGGAACAGGCAATACCCATCGAGGTGCCGAATCGTTGTGATATCGAGGTTGGTCCTTCATGGGGTGAATGTGAGGACATAACATGAAATGCTGGGTATGTAGAGATGTAGACCTAATATGGGGCGGAGATGACGACGGCCTGAACGAAGACGGCGATATCGAGATCATTACCAACCTAAGTTGCTCCGAATGCGGCGCTCAAGTGTTCGTGCACCACGGATCACGGTCCAATTTGCCTGATTGGGTAGAAGGACTTGACATTGAAGAGCTAAATCTGCATTAAATCTTGCTTTATCTAAGATAATCGTATAGATTTGCTTACAGGACAGGGGCACCTTCCCCCAAAAAAGCTGGTATAAGGCACCAGTGTCCGAAAACGTCTAGGACAGGGAGGTGGCTCCCCGTAACATGGTCTGAGGCACCGGGGTCTGAAACGCCTCTTCGATTAACTGGAGATTTTTTTGTATGGATACCACAAAGTGGAAATCAGTACTCATGCCCCGCGATGTCTATGAAGAAATTGTGGTCATTGCACGTGTTGAAGGCCGCACAATCAGCGGACAGCTACGCTACATCACAGAAGCATGGAAGCAGGCTAACCTGACAAAGAACGACCAAGCGTTTATCAAAGATGAAGTTGCTAAGTTTCACGACGCCAACGGCGAGTCAAAAGCTCTTACGTCGAAAAGCTTCTCAATATGACCGACATCCACGACGCTTTTCATCGGGCAATAAAAAAACTGAGGGAAGATTATGAGCGCGGAACTGTTAAACAATCAGATCTTGACCGGCTTAAAATTTGGGGAGAATTTTCTAAAACCAAAGTCGAAGCCGAAAGAGAGCTCAACGCCCGACACGTTAACCCCTCTGATCGAAACAACGATTGAAGATGTACGGTTCGCGGTCCAAGCGGCAGACAGCTTGGCTCGATCCAGCGGCAAAACAGTAGTCATCCAAGAAGATTTAAGCGTGGTATATAAAAATGATGCCACCAAGCGTATTTTAGAGACAGTGCGTTCCGTTTAGGGTTCATTCATAGTGTGAGACCTCCCAAAGTGTCTGTTTTTTTGAACCCAACCCCGCTCGTCGAAAGACGACGGGGCTTTTTTTCGTGTTAGATAAAAAGTGGGGCAATGCCGCCGTCGGTATCACTGTAATACTGACTGTCGTCGCCCTTACGGCTTTGTTGTCAATCCCTTTTGTCACAATTGACACCTGTTTTTTAAAACTTCTTGACATTCGACCCGATGTATGCGATAGTATAAGAGTCGAAGGGGTTCCTTCGACCGCTAACCCCTAGCGGGTAGCGCTCTTTAACATCAACACTTTGGGAGGGTTTACCATGCGTAAATCTTATAAGTCGTACCCCCCGCACACCATAAAGCGGTCGGGTATTAAAGTTAGCTGGTACAACTTCGAAACCCGTGAGTTGGCCGAAAAAGCCTCCACCATCGCAAGCCACAATGCAGAAGTGGCGTGGAACCAAGGCTACGACTTCGGTTACCAATCACCCGGTAAGATTACCGAAGAAGAGGACGGCACTTTCACCGTCTGTGTACCCTAAACAACAGCCCCCGAAAGGGGGCTTTTTTGCAGATCTAAGCACGGTTCGTTGGACGCTACTCCGCGTTCTCCATCCCAACGGACCTTGTTAGCCAGTCGGTTGGCAACACCCCGACGGATACAATTGTTGCCCTACTCATGCGACTCGTCCCAATGCAAAATCCGGTGGCAGTTGGCACACAACGGTATGCACCGCTCCTCCGCCTCCTTCCTCGCCGCCGTGTACTGCCCGTTCGATGTTAAATGACTGATCTTCCTGTCATCCGGCTTAGGATCCGTGTGATGGAAGTCAATAACAGCAGGGTGCTGAATCCCACAACGATCACATTTCTGCTCGCTCTTATAATTATTCCACTCAGCACGATACCTTTGGCGGTTCTCCGCGTTCCTAGCTCTCTGCTTCTCTTTATTACGCTCGTACCAGCCTTTATGGTATTCCTTATGCCGAGCTTTCTTTTTGCTTCGGCTCTTGTACGGCACGGGTAGCCCCCCAGCTACTATCCCGTGCCCACAGCTATAGCAAAGTTTTATTACAGGAGAAAATCATGACCTACAGAGACAATGCCTACATTCTCAATAGACTCAGTGAACGCTTTCCTGAGTTCTACAACGACGCAAAAACCATCTTTGAAACCTTTGAATATTCCGATGAAGAAGAACGTATCACTGATATGATCGACTACATCGTCAACGCCGAAACAACACGGCACCCACTCATGGAGACACCACGTGGATAACTCAATCATGGGGCTTCAAATGAAGCTCGTTATGCTCAAAAACGCCGTGCCCATGGCACTCGAAGAACTACACAACGCCAATATGGACACCTTCCTCGAGTCCATCGCCGAAGCTCTACTTAATCCACCCATCGTCATCGATGAATTTATTCACAAACTCTCTACCATGGACCCCGCGCAAATAGATAACCTGCGTGTTGAAGCCTGCATCGAAGCAGGTACCACGGTCCACGGATCACTGACCACGGCCCTTGGGGCACTGAACGAGATTCAAACGAGCATGAATGGGCGCAAGGCGGCGGCAGAAAAGGACCTCGAAGAAGCGTGCACGCATCTTGGGCTAATGCTGGTGGCGAACTATTTGGAGAACGTGGCGTCAGAAGTCGAGATCCATTAGTAAATGCTCTATATAGTGTTTTTTCTGAGAGATTGTTTTTATTTTGAAAAAAATTAAAAATAGGCGTTACCGGCGTTACCGCGTTACCCCTACCCTGTAGGCCGCATAAACGCTGGGTTTTGTGGGTAACCGAAAGGTAACGGGGTAACAGGAGTGTGCTCAGAGATTTGTTAATTCGCGATCCGGCATATAGGGCTCAGAGATTTTTTTTTGAAAAAAAAATAAATTCTCAGAAAAACTCTATATAGGGGCTTTTCTTTTGACACCTACTTAGGGAAAATACCTCGCATATCAACGGAGGTAGTATGACCGCAAGAAAAGAGCGCTACGCTAAAGTACTGACAACCAAAGGGAGTGGCGCTGTCATTCCTGAAGAAAAGAGACCTCGCATTCGAAAGGGACCTAGCCCAGATAAAAGACTGACTCGTAAACAAGAACTTTTTGTTAGAGAGCTTGTGGCTAAAGACGGGCAGATCACCATGCGAGAGGCCGCAATCAATGCAGGCTACCCACCAAAATCTGCACACGTTCGTGCTTCTGAATTAACAAACCCACGTTTGAATCCGCACGTATGTCGAGCCATTCGAGAGTATCGTCAAGAGCTTGATCAAAAATACGGTGTGGAGTACCAACGGCACCTTCGAGACCTTCAGCGTATTCGTGATACGGCGCTAGAGGCAGGAGCTTACTCTGCGGCAGTTCAAGCGGAATATCGTAGAGGGCAGGCGCAGGGCGACATTTATGTCAGCAAAAGCGAAATCCGCACAGGGTCTATAGATCAAATGTCCAAGGAAGAGGTGATGAAGGCTCTGGAAGAATTGAAACAGACTTATCAACCCTTGACACATGATGTGGATCTGTCTGAGGGTAATAAGAGATCAAAAGCAAAAGAACGAATAATGTCTGGGGAGGAAGAGGTAATCGATGTTTCTAGTTAATATTTTGGGGAAGCTGTGGTTTGGGCCAGAAACTTGGAATCGAATGCAAGAAATGCAGAACGCACCGAAGGTACGAATCAATCGTCGATATCAAAGCCGGTATGGGGAAATGAATGATGGACGATCTACTGGACGTTCCCAAGAAAACAAGGAAGCCTAGAGAATCCAGCTTTTGGCAACAGATGAAACAGGCCATGAAACAACATGAGCCGAAATGGTCTGCCACACGTTTAGAATCTCGAGTTACGCACGGTGTCCCCGATGTTCTTTTGTTAGATCATCTGGGTCACTGGCATTTAGTCGAGCTTAAAACGACTGAACGAAACAAGGTTGACATATCTCCACACCAAGTAGCGTTTGCCAGCAAGCATTCGCGGGGTAGTTGCTGGATAGCCGTAAAACTCAAAACAGGTAGCGCATCCGAAATATTTTTGTATCGAGGAGAATCCGCAATGGATCTTCGAATGGATGGGCTTGCCACAAAACCCGCACTTAAATTGTCTGCACCCGTAGACTGGCCGCTGTTCTTTCAAACGCTTGCAAATCGGTAACGCTTGACCTACTCTATGTATGGGACAAATCCCATACACTTTAGGAGGAAAGTTATGCTGATTTATATGCACCGGTATCAAGTTGTAGAAGCCGTAGAGCTTTATTTGTCTAAAAACCTTGGAGCAGACACGGACTTGTTTAGCGTAGTAGACGTTGATTTTCAGCACGTCAAACTGACGGTTGATGAAGCGACGGGCAAAACAAAAACATCTGATCGACAGCTATTTGAGTTAGATGATCTATGTTCCCTCGTGTTGGGCATTGAAGAATTGCCACGGGAGGATTGATCGGATGGAAATTTGGAAAGTGCATTCAGGTGTCGGTTTTAACCGCTACTGGTTTACCACTGAGCGGGACGCTAGGTCCTATGCAAACCATTTGTTTGAAACGGATCTCAATGGTCCGATTCCATTTGTCGATAAGGTCGTGATCCATGATGCGGATCAGTTGGTCGAATTGCTGGGGGATCTGTCATGAAAACTAAAAAGGATCTGGTATTGGAACGGTACGGCAATCAAACGGTGGACTATGCCTTGCCGTTGCGGTGGGTACAGGAATGTAACGAGCGGGGTTTCGATGTGGTACCCCACTTTGTATGGCTGTATGACACAACGTTTGGTAGGCCAGCTTCACTTACACCGGAGGGGGACGCCATGCTGTCGCGTATGGCTCACTAAGGTTACTGGTAATAGAAACCCGCTACGGCGGGTTTTTTTATGCCTATTGAAATTTTAAAAAGTAGTTGCACTGCCGCCCCACTGTATGCGACTATCTGGGATGTCGCGATGTGCGGCGAAACTTTGGGAGAAAATATGGCACACATTAATTATGTTGAATTCCACAACTTTGAAGTGGATTGCAGTGAGATTTCAGGTGACGCAACCGATATCAGTGTGATCATGCAGAATAGCGATGTATCTATTCTGGACTTGTGTGAAATAGAGTTCGGAGGCTACTGCAATGAAACTCAGCGGGATGAGCTGGCAGATTATTTAAACGGCCTTATCGATAACCAAACGGTAATGATGTCCACCACCGTCAAAAACTGGATAGAAGGTTGTGAGGATTTCGAAATCCTACTGGAACTAATGTCAACTGTTACGACAAAACTATTCCGCGTTGCTCAGTCACGCGGCCAACTCTAAGAGGGAACTATCATGCATAGCATTGAAAACGGAACAAACACTCTGCAAAACCTTTTGTTAAAGGTGCAGGATCAAGCCACACGAGCGCAGGATTTTCTTGCGCCTACTAACCAACTGCAATTGATGACCGGCGATCGCGGGGACGGTACAAACGTCTCGCAAGTGGTTATTGAGCAGTCGGGCGGAATGCCTACACAAATCCTGTCCGCTAATGAGGTCGCCTTTGATCAGATTGCCCAGCGGGCCAGCATTGATGTCCGCACCGCCCGTCGGTTACAGCAGGATTACGCTGGTGAATTCGACGCGCTGATCAACGCCATTTGGCAAAAGGAACCCGCAGTGCGGATGCTCCGCACGTTTAACACTGGCGACAATGTCGGGATTGCCCGTGCATTTGTGTCGGATAAATTTAAGACGTTTGATAACGTGCACCTATTGCAATCCGCATTGCCTCAATTAATGGAATCGGATGCCCAGTGGAAAGTGGTCAACGGTGAAGTAACGGATAAGCGCTTGTACCTTCGGTTGAAATCCGAAAACCAAACCGGTGAAGGTGCCGCAGTCGGGGATATCATGGCGAACGGCATCGGCCTCAGCAATTCGGAGACCGGTTGCGGTAGCGTGAACGTCTATCAAATGTTCTGGACACTGGCGTGTCTTAACGGGATGCAAACCGAAAAGCGCACTCGAAAGTCTCACATCACCGGCGCACGGGGTGACGCCGATACGTGGGGACTGCTGACCGATGAAGCGAAGGATGCCGATAATCACGCGCTGGCGTTGCAGTTGCGGGACGTCACTGCGGCGTATGCCAGCCGTGAATCCTTCGATGAAGTACTCGAAAAAATGAAGGCCGCGCATGCGGACACCATATCGGGTTCCGTTAACGCGGCAGTCGAGTCACTGGGCAAGGTTTTGACCTTATCCAAAAAAGACACTGCAAGCGTATTGGATGGCCTACTGGCTACCGTCGGCCAATCCGGTTTTGCCGGTCAGCCGGTCACCCGTGCCACTATGGTTAACGCGGTAACAGCGGTTGCGCACAAAGCGGACGCGGACAGCGTTGATGATTGGCAACGATTGGGCGGGCGCGTTTTAGATTTGCCCCGCTCCGACTGGCAACGCGTCGCAATGGCGGCATAACAGAACACCCCCAAAGTGTACCCCGCTCCGGCGGGGTTTTTTTTGTCCGTTATATGCGATAAGGTGCGACTGTGATTACTTCGGGAGGGTTTCACGATGTTTTTTCAATTCATTAAAAAAAGCAGTAACGCAAAAACCGGCGCGATACCGGTTACGAATAGTTCGCGGGATACTTGCCCGCCAGCTTGCCCGCTGAAAGGGGACGCCGGTTGTTATGATGAGGCGCTATTCTGGACCCGTCTTAATTGGGATAAAGTCGATACCGGCGAGCGCGGCGCGTCATGGTCTGACTTATTGGATCAGATCCGCGCATTACCCGACGGGCAATTGTGGCGGCATAATGTCGCGGGCGATTTACCGCCATCGGGTGATAATCAAATTCACGTTTCTAAATTGCTCCAACTAATCGAAGCGAACAGCGGGCGCAAAGGGTTCACGTATACGCACTACCCCATGACAATGATTAATGAAGGGCTGGTGAATATGGCAAACCGGCGCGGGTTTACTATTAACGTAAGCGCGGACACTGAGAAACAAGCGGTTAACCTATACCGGCGCGAGCTCCCTACCGTTTCACTAGTAGCGGCAAACAAGCGCGGCGCGGATTGGCGCAAGTTTAAACACGACGGGGTCCAGTTCGTGAGGTGCCCCGCAGAATATCTCGAGACTGACTGCGCGGCGTGCCAGCTATGCCAGCGATCGGACCGTCGGTGCGTTGTGGGATTTACCCCGCACGGGTCCAACAAAAACAGCGCGGAAATAATTGCCTCCGACTAGGGGGCTTTTTTTTGCGTCGCATATATGCGATAAAGGGCGGGCGGTAATGTTGCCGCGACACTTTGGGAATTAAAAAAATGAGAGAATTACTTTATCGATTAGAAGCTGATCCGCAAGGTCACTACATTAGCACCGGCCATTATGGCGGCGTTGATGAGTGCGAAGAGCACTGCAAAGAATGGGCGGGATATATTCCCCACATTTTCGCGGAAGCGGTAATGATATCGGATGAGCGCGGAGACGTAACGCTGGACACTGTCGCGCAGGCGATGAATGACGTTTACGGGTTCGGTGGTTTTATGTACCCCATGGGCGGCGACGTCGACCCCGTGACCGGTGTTTACTCATATGTCGGCGAGGAGGATCTGTTTCCGTTAGTGGACATCCGCTCGCATCATCTGCGCGTTTTGGTTTATCCCTATGGCATTGTTGCGCTTACCGATGGTGACCGCGTTAAGACTGCGAGGTTTGATTAATGAACCCATCATTAGAGCAAAACGTGCGCCGCGCATTGTTTCAAATCCAATACGCCGGAGTGATGGCATTATCCGGTCGGGATGATGAAGCGCGGGAAGCATACGCGGAATGTCATTCGATACTGGCGCAATCTGTCGCACTACTCGATGAAGCGGACGCAAAGCTTGCAGACTTTGACCCA